AATTAGTTATTTTACAAAAAAAAGATATATATTACAATAGTTATAATACACGTACTATTCCAATTGATATTAGTAATATTAAACCATCTAACTTTTTAGATACACAAAATCAATATATTAGAAATACAAAACAATATGATGTTCTCAATTTATATTTGCTCTAGTAAAATTTAATATATATAAAAATTTTATATATTAAATATAATACAATATAATAATTTAACTATGAACAATTTAGACCAATTTTTTAATCAACAGTTAGATAAAGACAAAATAGTATTACCCTCTAATCAAAAACACTCAATTGAACAAAATTTTGAATTTGTTAAAGGTTCTGATTTTTGTAAAGGATATTATAATGAAAATATTATCGAAAACAAATATGTAAGATTTTATCAAATAGCAATGTTTAATAACTATTCTAAAAAAATTTTAGAAAGTGGTATTGCTATGGTGCCAAAAGATAGCAAACGGTGTATTAGATCATTTTTATTAAAAGGACAAAGTGCAAAAGGTGCATGTTTTTTTGATTGGCATGTAATGGAGGTAAAAGATTATAAAATTTCAGAAAAAAAATTAAATACATTCATCGAATATTTAAATTCTAATACAAAAAATTTAAATATCAAAATTAAACATAAATTCTATCCAGTCTATAATTTTGAAAATGTTGACCCCCCTACAGGAAATGAAATTAATGAATGTGTTAGTGAATTATTATATAATTAAAAATTTATATATGTATATAATTTTTTAGTTGGAAATATTTTATGTAGAATTTATTTATATATTATTTTTAAATAAAAACTTAACTACATAAAATAGATTAAATACATTTTTAATTAAAAACCCAACTTTAAACAATTCAACCAATAGAATTTAATTTATAGCAAGATTTAAAATTTATTTGCTATAATCATATTCTATTATTCAAAGAAAAACCATAACATTACATACATTAAAGCGACAATTACCAAAGTTAATCCTACATAAAAAAATTTATCTTCTCCAAAATCTGTTAATGGATTTTTTCCTTTTGTTATATTGTCATACATTTCAAACCAAGTATCTTTGACATTTATTAACATTATATTTAATGGTAATTGATATGGTTTTATTTTTATACTATCAATTGTTGATAAATCAGTTAATTTAAGTTTTTCATTTAAAAGTCTTTCTTTTTGCTGTTTTTGTATATATGCATCAAAATTTTTATTAAAATCATATAAATCAAAAAATTTACCTCTATTATCATACATTGTTGTTCCTTGTGAAAATGGGGTTTCGTATTGATTTGTTGATACTTCAATAGGTTCATCAATACTGTCAACCGGATTTTCTATTCCGTTCATTCTTTCTAAATTGTTTATTTCATTTAGTTGTTTATTAATGTCTTTTAATAAATGTTCTTTATTTATAGTATTTGGATTATATACATAGTATTCATTCATAATATTATTGACATATTCATTTCTATTATTACCCATTTCATTATAAGAATCATAGCCTTTTATTAAAGTTCCATTATCCATTATAAATATATTATACTATAATAAAATTTGAAAATTGAAATAAATATAAATAAATTATAATATTAATATATAACAAAATGATATATATGAAATGCCCTACTTGTGGAACTGTTATTGGTAATAGACAAATAATTTATGAGGCTAAATTAAAAGAAATAGAAAATAACCCTAATATAGATGAAGATGCCAAATTAGAACAAAAAAATAAACTTATCAATAATCTTGAATTAAACCGTTATTGTTGTAAAATGCGTGTAATGACTTTTAAGAGTATGCCTTTAATTATTAAATAAGATTTTATATGTTTTACACACATTTTTATAAATATTATACTTTTACAAATTATTTAAGACATAACAACCTAAAAATCCTTATTGTATATATATTAAATAAATATTGAATAAATAGTTCAATATATTATATCTATAATATAACAAAAAGATGTTGAAATATTACAACAATACAATTTTAACATTTCCTTCTAATTTTAATGAGGAAATAAAAGATATACCAAATGATACTAAAATTATATTATTTTATGAAAATATCAAAAAAAATATATATTCAACTTTTAATCAAGAAATAAAAGAAAATGTATTACCAAATTCATTACATACTCTTACTTTGAGTAACCACTTTAATCAAGAAATAAAAGAAAATGTATTACCATGTTCACTACACACTCTTATATTTAGTAATAGCTTTAATCAAGAAATAAAAGAGAATGTGTTACCAAAATCGCTACATACACTTAATTTCGGTTATAATTTTAATCAAGAAATAAAAAAGAATGTATTACCAAAATCACTACACACTCTTACATTCGGACATCATTTTAATAAAGAAATAAAAGAGAATGTATTACCAGATTCACTACATACTCTTAATTTGGGTGATTTTTATGACCTAGAAATAAAAGAAAATGTATTACCAGTTTCACTACATACTCTTATATTAAGTCTATATTTTAATCAAAAAATAAAAGAGAATGTATTACCAGATTCACTACACACTCTTAGACTCGGTATGGAATTTAATCAAGAAATAAAAAAGAATGTATTACCATGTTTACTACACACTATTACTTTTGGAGAGGAATTTAATCAAAAAATAAAAGAGAATATATTACCAGATACACTACATACCCTTACTTTTGGCATAAAATTTAATCAAGAAATAAAAGAGAATGTATTACCAGATTCACTACATACTCTTACATTTGGATATCATTTTAATCAAGAAATAAAAGAGAATGTATTACCATGTTTACTACACACTATTACTTTTGGTGAATATTTTAAACAAGAAATAAAAGAGAATGTATTACCATGTTCACTACACACTCTTAGTCTCGGTGTAATCTTTAATAACGAAATAAAAGAAAATGTTTTACCAGGTTCGCTACATACTCTTATTTTTAGTGAATATTTTAATCAAGAAATAAAAGAGAATGTTTTACCAGATTCACTACATACTCTTACTTTTGGAAATTATTTTAATCAAGAAATAAAAGAGAATGTTTTACCAGGTTCACTACATACTCTTAATATCGGTTATTGTTTTAATAAAGAAATAAAAGAGAATGTATTACCAGTTTCACTACATACTCTTGTATTCGGTCAATATTTTAATATAGAAATAAAAGAGAATGTATTACCAGATACACTACATACTCTTGTATTAGGTCAATATTTTAATATAGAAATAAAAGAGAATGTATTACCAGATACACTACACACTCTTAATCTCGGTTTTAATTTTAATCAAGATATAAAAAAGAATGCATTACCAAAATCAATTACACAAATAAGTATGTATTCACATTGTAATTTAATAAATAATTTACCATTATATCTTAAAGAAGTATGTATTAAGTTTATTGATAATGTTCATATTGATAAAGAAATAACTAATTTACCAATTACACTTGAAAAAATAGTTATTACTAATGAAAAATACTTGAAATATATTACAAAAATACCATTCGGATGTGAAACCGTAATAAAAAATATACTATAAAATATACTTTTATGTATTCAATAAATATTACCTTAATTTTTATAGTTCTAGTCTATTTTTAATATTGAACCATTTACCATTTACCATCTGTAATGATATCTGTTTTCCAATTTCCTGACATTATAGCGTCTAATTTAGTGTATTGATTTACCATACTCTGTAAAATAGTAAAAAATAAATTATCATATTTATTATTGGGTGAATAATAATCATCGCTATGATGTATTGTTTTTGTAAAACTATATTTACAAGTATTTGTTTTACTGTCATATGTATAAATTTTTACTGTAGTCAATTCAGTCACAACTGTGTCATATGTATAAATTTCTTCGCGTGTCAATGGTATGCATAAATTAGAACCAATAAAATGACATATACATGCAAAAGGGATTTTTGATTTACTGCCATCGGCATATTCTTCATGACATGTTGTTTCTTCATTAATATAATACGATAAATAAGGCTTATATTCTTCTTTCTTTTGTGATTCTTTTTTTTTAAAACAAGATATAAACATTTTTATAGAATTAAACTTTATTATAGTGAAATTTAGTTAATAGTTTATACTTATTTTTATAAATAACTGTTGTTTAACCATTTTTTTTTCAATTTTTTTTAATATATATAATGGATTTTTGGATGTTATCATGTCTTATTTTTTTAAATAGTTATATTACATAAAATAAATAAAATACATTTTTATTTAAAAGCCCAATTTAAACAATTCAATCAATAGATTATAATTATAGCAAACAAATTGTAAATCTTGCTATAATTATAATCTATTGAATTAATTTGTTTAAATTGCAAACTTAAATTATATTCACGAGAAATACTCTTTCAATAAAAGTAAAATCAAACAATGTTTATTTATGATTATAAAATATATTTGTTTGATTATACTTTTATTGATTTACTTCTCGTGGTCGGGCTAAACGGCTAAATCGTATTCAGTTATATTTTTTTATAATTAGTCAAGCGATATACTTTTATTAAAAGCTTTTTAAAAGTTTTATTAAAAGTTTTTTTAAATAAAATAAATAATTTATAGCAATATTTACAATTTGTTTGCTATAATTATAATCTATTGAATTAATTTTTTATAATATATTTGCTTAAAACTTTAAATATATATTTAATCAAATATGGATTTTCATGATGTTATTGATAAATACAATGATAAAATAGAAAATAAAACTTTAAAAACTATGGCTGAATTAGAGCATATTATTTTAAAAGATAATATATTTAAAAAATTAGATATAGATGAACAAAATATAGTATTAGATATAATAAAAGATAAAATTAAAAAAAAAGTTGAAATTAAAGAAGAAAACACAAATGACTACAATAAACAACAATATAATTCAATGTATAAATTCAAATCAAAACCGGTTTATGAATTTACTGGGAAGAATGAACCAAAAAATAATGAAAATATAAAGCCTACAATTTCTGAAAAAAGACCATATAAATTTACTCCCAATTACAATAACTTTAATAAAACAGGAAATTCACAAAAAGAATATATTGATCCTACAGATATTACTGAAGGGGCTTTATTATCTTCTGTTTCAAAATCAATTTTTACCGAACCAGTTCCAGAAGAACTATATTTAAAACGAAAAATACAATATGATTTTATTCGTAATATTGAATCTCCTGAACAACGAACTTCTGCTTGGTTTGCACAACGTAATAAAAGTATAACTGCATCAGATTGTGGAACTGTTCTTAGTGAGAATAAGCATGAAGCATTATATAATTTTGTATTTAAAAAGGTTTTTGGTTCTACATTTGGAACAAATATATTTTGTTATCATGGAAAGAAATTTGAGAATGTTGTTACCATAATGTATGAATTATTAAATGATGTATGGGTAGAAGAATTTGGTTTATTAGGTCATCCAGTTTATAACTTTTTAGCTGCAAGTCCAGATGGGATTTGTACACCTTATTGCAGGGATAAAATAACACCATCTCCTTTAGTTGGTCGTATGATAGAAATTAAATGTCCATTTCAAAGAAAAATTAAATATTCAGGAGATATTAAAGGTGAAATATGTCCTGATTATTATTGGTGTCAAGTTCAGTTACAACTTGAATGTTGTGATTTGGATGAATGTGATTTTGTTCAATGTAGTATTGAAGAATATATGTCGAGACAAGATTTTATAGATGATACGAATATAGATTGTGATTATAAATCACAAAAATACGGTATAGAAAGAGGCGTTGTAATTGAATTAATGTCTACTAAATTACCAGATGATGATTATTATGAATATACTGTTAAAAGATCAACTAAAGACGGAATTGTTTATGATAAATACTATGGAATTAAGGATGATGCTATATATGATAAGGCAAGTTTCATATATCAACCAAAATTAGATATGACATTAAAGGAATTAGATGATTGGATTATGTTAGAATTGGATAAATTAAGTACAAAACAAAATGTAAGATTAAATAAAATAATTTATTGGAGATTTGTTGAAAGAAATTGCACTTTAATTAAGAGAAATAAAAAATGGTTTAAACAAAATTTAGAAACTATGAGAAAAATTTGGGCATATGTCGAAATTCTCAGAACAAATAATAAATTAGCAGAAGAATGGAAAAATTGGATAGAAGCCCAAAATAAAAAATATAATGATAAAATTATGAATAAATTAATCGAAATTATTAAAAATGCCGGGTTGTTCGAACAAGTTTTATCCGCAATAAAAGAAATCGCACCAGAAATGAATGACAAAATTAATAATTTTATTAATATCCCGACTAAAACAGAAATAAATAATACAAATTCTGATAGTTCTAATCAAGACGAAATTAATAATAATATTTTAGTAAATAAAGATTTAGTTAGTTCTGATAAAGTAGATGCTATTAAACATAAAATATATAAATCTGCACTAGTATGCGAAGATTTATTAAATGATAATTTAAATAACCAATTAAATATTAATGACATTGTGGAATTAAACAAAGAAAAATCTAAAGAACTTAAAGAACTTAAAGAACTTAAAGAACCTAAAGAACCTAAAGAACCTAAAGAAAAAAAAGAACTTAAAGAACCTAAAGAAGCTAAAGAAAAAAAAGAACCTAAAGAACTTAAAGAAAAAAAAGAAGCTAAAGAACCTAAAGAAAAAAAAGAACCTAAAGAAAAAAAAGAACCTAAAGAGCGTACTACTAAAAAAAAGATAGTAGACAATAAAGATAATAAAGACAATACAAATGAAAAGGGTAAAATTTTTGGGTCGATTATAATAGATTCGTCTGATGATGAAAATTAAACAAATTATATATAATCTTTTTCTTATTTAACATATAATGTCAAAAAATTGATTTTTTTATAATAATGCATATAAATACATAGATATATATACATTGATATGGTCAAGAAATTGATTAATGAAGAAGATATAAAAACAGTAAAATCGAGTTTATATTATAAAATATTTGATATTTATAAAAAAAACAATAAATGTTATTATTTGGATAATGATTATAATTTAATATGGGATGAAAATAAAGATGTTGTGGGTATAATAAATAATAAAGAATTTTTATTTTTTTCAGATATAGAGAATATGTTAAATATGACTGATAATGAGATGAAACGATTAATAAATATTATAGGATAATTTAAAAATATTATTTAATTAATACATAACAACAATTTTTTATTTTTATATTATATAATAAGTTTTAATATGACAACAAATATAATAAGTTTAAATATAACAACTAATAAAATGCCACTTCCAATAATAAAATTGGAACAAGTAATGCCCAAGGATAAAGATGATTGTAAATGTGCTCCACATTTAAGTTTTGATAATGGTTCATGTATGACATTAGAAATATTAATAAAGTTAGCAAATGCATTTAATACTCATTGCCAAGAAACAAATACAAATAATTTTATAAAAATACATGATGGAATGGAATTATTACATTCTGATGAATATAAAAGATACTTATTATTTGAAATGGGTAAAAGATTTAAAGGAAGTCAACATGATTGGATTAAACATAAATGTATACAATATTTAAATGAGGATGAAAAAGATACTTTAGAAAATAATATTTTTAGACCGGATGGTCCTCAGGGTAAATTTGAATGGTTATCTACATATGATATAAATTTTGCATTGGCACAATATGAAAATAAATATGAAGACTTTCAATTTTTAGGGGCAGTCCCTATTGATTTTGCTGAACTTGATAATTTACCATTTAAAACATTAAATTTTGACGATTTGTATAAAAATGGTAAAAAACGAATTGCTGTAATTTTTAATTTAGATGAACATTATAAAAGTGGTTCGCATTGGGTTAGTTTATTTGCAGATTTTGATAAAGGACAAGTATATTTTAGTGATTCATTTGCAGTTCATCCAGAAAAACGTATTGTTGAATTTATTCGTAAAATTGAACAATATTTAAAAAATGAACGTAATATATCAGAACCAGACATTAGATATAATAAAACACAACATCAAAAAGGTAATTCAGAATGCGGTGTTTATTCTATTAACTTTATTTTAAGACTATTAAAAGGTAAAACATTTGATCATATTACTCGCAAAAGAATTACAGATACACAAGTTAATAAATGTAGAATGATTTATTTTAAAAAAACTAAATCATAAATTAAACTTGTTATATACAATTAAAAAATAAGTTCAAATGTTATTGTGTGTTTATCATTAAAAAAATAACTATATTCTTTGCTATTTTTTATTAAATCTTTCTTTGATTTATTAAATTTTATTATTAAGTTATCTGTATCAATTTCCTTAATATCAATTAATTTTTTAATTTCATTTGTGTCCTTATTTATATAAAATAAAGGTTCTGAACTTATATTTTCAATAACCATATAATACACATTGTCACCTATTTGATGTGGATTTTCAGAAGTATATGTGTTTTTATTTATATATGCATTTTTATTAAATCCTAAAGTTGGCAATATACTGGTTTCATGATTTAACATTGTAAATTTATTATCTGAATGAAATATAAAAATTCCATCTTGAATATCACATGTTATATCAAATTCATATGCATTAAATGCTTCATTCAAAAAATCTCTTATTTCATATCTATTATAATAATTTTCTTCCAATTCAAAAATTTGTTCTTTATTATTAATTATTATCTTTAATTCATTATTTGAATTATTAATATTTTCTGATTCATTTATCGGAAAATCAATACTCTTTATATTTATATCAAGTATTTTCATTTTTTTGTCTAAATTTACCATATAGTCATTATAACAATCATATGATGCTACATTTTCTGAATCTATATCAAAATAAATTGAACTCTTTACCAAATTATTTACATTATTTCTTGAAATTGCAAATGAATTATTTAAATTTGTCGAACGAATTTTGACATTTACTGGAACAATGTAATTCAAGTCCTCATCTTCTATTACTTTTATTAATTTTGCACTTTCTGGATCATTAAACTCTATTTTCATATCTTGTTCATCATTTTCATTTTGTTCAGTTTCATTGAATTGAGAATAATTAAAGTTTTCTTCATAATTTGAAGTTTCAGGTTTATCTGACATTATCGGTGTTGAATTAGACTCATTCGCATTCGTATTCGTTTCACTTAAATTTTTATTTTTTTTAGCACCTAATAATAATTTTATTAATGCCTTCTTCGAATCTGTAATATCCTGTTCAATTACCTTATTTTCTATTGGAATATGTGTTTCTACAATACTTTCTGTTTCTTGTTTTGTAGATTTATTATTGTTATTTTTAATTTCTAATTCCAATTTTCTTATTTCTTCATCTAAATCTTCTATTTCACTACTTTCTTTTTTATAATTCAGTTTTAATGTTTCCTTTATAACTGGAAACTTTTTAATATCTACAAATGTTTTAGTAACTATCGGTTTTTTTATAACTATAGGTGTTTTAATATCTTTTTTATGAGTCAATTGTTTTGTCTGTTTGGGTTGTTTTACTAATTTTATTTGTTTTGTCTGTGTTACTTGTTTTGGTTGTTTTACATGTGTTACTTGTTTCGTTTGTTTTACATGTGTTACTTGTTTTGTATTTAATGATGGGCTAATTATTTCAGATGCTAACTTTTGATTTAATGCATCGATAGAACTGATTGAATTATTATTATTTTGTAAATTATTATTATTTTGTAAATTATTATTATTATTTTGTAAATTATTATTCAAAAAAAAAAATTATCCTTGAATTGTTGATTTTGATTATTAGCCATTTGACTTGGTGACATCATTGGATCAAAACTTGTTGGTTTTTGCATATTTCCCAATCCACTATTTATTTTTTCTCGCTCTGATTTCATTTGTTCATATGCATTACCTAGATCACTTGATTGTTCAGATAAATTTTTTACCGGTCCAGTAATACTATTGTGCTGATATACATTATTAATACTATCAGGACCATCATAATTATCTGTTTTTCCTTTTGCATTTCCATCAAGATATGCTGAATTGAAATCATTACCCATATTTTCATTCACTGAATTAAAAGAATAATCAAAAGAACCTCCCTGAGGATTACCCTGCATTTGAGGATTACCCTGCATTTGAGGATTACCCTGCATTTGAGGATTACCCTGCATTTGAGGATTACCTTGCATTTGAGGATTTTGCATTTGAGACATTAATACTTGCATTTGTGCCATTATCATTTGCATCATTTGGGGATTTACTTGACCTGATTGCTGCATTTGATTCATTGTTTGACTGAGTTGTGTAAATTGTGCCATTGGATTATTATTTTGTCCTTGTTGTCCTTGTCCTTGTTGTCCTTGTCCTTGTCCATATCCTTGTTGTCCGTATCCCTGTTGTCCTTGTCCTTGTTGTCCATATCCTTGTTGTCCTTGTTGTTGCATTATAGCGGATATATCTGCATCTGGCATTAATTTTTTTAACATATCAAAAGACATTTGTCCTTGTTGTCCTTGTTGTGGATGTTGTCCCATATTTTGTGGTCCTCCACCATAGCCACCTTCATACCGCAATGCATCAAGTTTTTTTTGTAAATCGTCTGCAAAATTTTTTTTTCCATCAGAAGTATTTTGCATATTAAATTGATCATTTTGATTTTGCATTTCAATTGGTAATCCATATTCACCGGTTGCTGTAATGAATGGTCCTGATGCAGTATCTATACTAGTAAATGATGCATAACCACCGGCATCAGAGAATGATTGATATTCTTTAGATGGTGCTTTATTTTGTTCTGGATGTTTTATGTTATTCATAATTTCATCTGGTCGCATATATTGATTTTTATTAGGATTTAAACCATATTGATTTGCATCTGGTTTTTTCTTTAAACTAGAATCTCTTAATTTATCGATTTGTGGATTATTGTTCATTTTAACTTCTTTTTTATTATGAAAGATTTTTAAACAATCACTTACACTTTTTTTATTCATTTTATCTAAATATTCGACAGGATTCATATTTTCTGGTTTTTTATCACCATATTTATCAAATGTGGAATCCATTGAACTAATTATAATTTTTTTGCATTTAATAACAGTATCTCTATTTAGTTGTTCTGGTTCTAAATCGAGATATGTTATTAATTTTTTAGTTTGATTTGCTATATTTTTTTCAGATAAAAAAACTTTTTTCATTATATGGTATTTTTAATATATATTATCTTATTTAATTTTTATTTAAATTAAACACATAAATTTAAAAATAATTATTGTATATAATAATTTAATTATATTTTATAATTAAAGAAAGATATATAAATATAATATATAATGATAACAAATAATAATCCAAATAAAATAAGATTTGATACAAGTTCTGTTTCTCAAAATGGTTTTCAAAATCCAACTGCTTTGGGTAGAGGAGTCGTTGAACAACAACAATTTGCCCAAAACTATAATTCTTATCAACCAAATACTACATTTAGTTCTATGGATAATACTTCTAGAACAGTCAATCAAAACTTTAGAGACTTTGGACAATATAATGTTGAAAATGCATTTCATCAAAATAAAGTTATTGAAAAAATGCCAGATAACAAATATCTAAATAACACTTTATACAATAACTTGAATGATAACTTGAATAAAGAGCAAATACAAGAATTTAGACTTAATATTGATAGTATGGACAGGGATATAAATTTATATCCTGATCCATTTGATTATATTGTATATTTTGGACCTGTTGTAAATTCAGGTTTAGATATGACTATACAGAGAATTGAGGCAAAAAATCAATTAAAAAATGAAGTAAGAAAAATTAATAAAAAACAAAATCCAACTAATCCAGTAAAAGCGTCTGAAATAGATTTTAGTGATGATATGTTAATAATAGAAACAAATCCCAATATTTTAATTAACTATGATAACAAGTTAAAAAGGTCATTTAATCCATATATTACACGTTCTTTTATAAATGTAAAATTCATAAGATTGGATAATGTAGTATTACCAAGATTTAATAAAGTAATTATTAATAATAGTTGGAATTATTGTTCATCTTGTTATGGAACAGATTGCGATACTTGTTATGTTTCACAATCCACTAATACAACAATTACTGATGATTATCAACGAGCCAAAGCAGAAATGATTAAAAATGATAGATATATTCCAGATGATAATCATTTGGGACCATTATTTACAGATAGATTTGTATTAATAGGTATTAAAGAAATTGAAAACAATCAGAATTTATCAACTAATCCAATTAATGAAGCATCATTTACAATTTTTCCTGATAAATACATGGGTTTATTATATTGGAGAGGTAGTCCATATTATGCTGTTAAAATTTATAAAGATTCACTTTTAGGTAATATAAACAAATTAACATTTAGTTTTTATGATTCTCAAGGATTTCCAATAAAATTAAATAGAGTTTGTATTGATTATGAAACTAATCAATTAATCAATACAAAAATATTAAATCCTGACAATCTTAATATAACTGAAATTACAAAGGATACTAAATTTACAAATTTTTTTATTAATAAAACTACCGATATTATAAAATGTTTTGTTACTGTAAATTATAATATTAAAAATAAAATTCCATTCTACTTTGATAAAGAAACTACTAAAATAATTTTTGAAAAATCCACAAATGATAATAATAAAGATGAACCTTCTCAGTCACAGTGTTGTGTCCTAAAAATATTGTCTTTCCCTAAATTTAACAAAACTACATTTAATTTTGATAATATTTATAAAGAACTTAACCAATTTGTCAGTTTAGATGGTTTTATTAGTGTTTATAAAATAACAACAACTGGTAAAAAAGTATATATTAATATTGAGCAATATATAAATGATGTTATTTGGTTTAATCTTGATACAAAATATATTACAGAAATAAATTATAATATGAATGCATTTTATAACAATTATAAAAATTTTGGTTTTAAAGTATTAGATAAATTGAAAACTGAGGCAATTAGTATTCCACTAAACAAATACTTTCAAAATCATTTAATGTTTGTAATGGGTGTTTATACTAATGAACTCAATACTAAAGTTGATTATTATGCAAGATAAATTATAAATATTTTATTTAACATTATATATACAATAAATGCAACCTTATAATGTAAAATATTATTTTTAAATTAAAACTTTACTACCCTTTAAAATATTTCTTTCTTACGATTTGTAAATGTATAAATATTTTCTATTTTTTGGGGCAAATTTACAAGTAGTTTAACTACATAAAATACATTTTTTATTACAGCGGGGACTATTTTAAATGACACAATTTAAAATTATTCTTTATAAATTTTTGCTTTCTTTCTATATTTCATCTTAATATCTTTAATATCTTCTTTAGTTTTAGTTAATGATGATTTAAAATAATTTTTATAAGTTTTCAATTCAATATATTTTATAGATTTTCTAATTGATTTCTTAATTAATTCATAGCTCATTGGTTCGTCGCGTTTCATATAATACTTTAACTGATTAAAAAATTTTTCTATTGGATTCATATAATGGTGGTACGGTAAAATATATACAAAATCATTTTTACTTTTTGTAATAAATTCTTTTACATTTTCATTTCTATGACAACTTGCATTATCCATTAAGATTAATTTTTTCTTTTTACCTTCTATTAATTGTTTAATAAATTCAATTAATCTACAATGATCAGAACCTGCTTTTTCATATAATATCCAATCTAAAACTCCTTTTGTTGTTATTGCCATAATTAAAGTATATTTAACAAAAACTTTATTATCTTTTGTTATTTTATTTAATCGTTTACCTATTATTTCTCTTCCTTTGTTAGGGTGTAAACCAATTGCGATACTTGTTTCATCAATTGATATAATATCATCTAAATTATATTTCTTAATTTTTGAATAAAACTTTTTATATTCTTCTTCATAATTAATTGGTTTATTATATCTTAAATCTGGTTTATGTGTTATCTGAACTTTTTTATAAGTTAGATTAGCATATTTAATTATATTTCCTAAATGAGTTTTAGATAAGGTTATATCATTAAATTTTTTATGAAAATAACCTAGTATATCAGTTAATCTTATAAATGGTTTAACTTTTATTAAATCAATAATAAATTTTACATGTTCTTTTCTAACTTTATAAGCTCCTTCTTTTCTATCTTTATTATTAACTGTTCCATATTCTAAATATCTTTTAACCCATCTAACTAAACTATATTTTGAACATTTATAAATATCACATGTATCTCTTAAACTTAAATCTTCGTTATCTAAATAATATTCAACTGTTGATAATTTATAATCAGTTGATTTATGTTTACCCATTGTATAATAATTATAAGTAATAAAATTATTTATAATTATTTATTAAATCTTTTATGTCTTATTGTTTCTTTATGATTATTAAATGATGTTTCTGAAAAAACACCAACATCACAAGTATCACAATAATATTTAAATTGTTGTTTTCTCTCTTCTTTTGTAGAATGATTATTTAATTTATGTGTTAAATAATTATTTTTATTTGTTGATGAAAAATCACATTTATCACAACTAAATAATTCTTTTTTTTTTATAGGCTTCTTTCTACGTTCTCCAGTTTTATGTAAATCCGTTTTATTATGTTGAATTAATGAATACTTTATATCTGTGCCATAATTACATTTTTCACAATAATATTTATAATTATTCATTTACTAATACTATTAATAGGTTAGCTTTTTTTAAATAATTTTGTAAAAAAATTGATAAATTATCATTTAAATAATGAATATTATATAATATAAAATTAATAATAATGAAAGTTAACAAACTTTATAATATAAATATCTATGAAAGATATAAAGAATTAAAAAATTCTGGTAAAACAATTGATACAATAGATAATTATGATTTATCTAAAATATTTGAATGGTATTCTTGTATCTATTTATATCAACAATATGATAAACCATTTTATGAATATAGTGATATTGAACCTACATTTAAGGAAATAAATAATATGACTAAAAATGATACTGGTATTGATTGTTGTGATTTAGTTGATACAATTGTTCAATGTAAATTAAGAAAAGATACTTTAGATTGGAAAGAATGCGGAACTTTCTTTGGTAGCCAAAATATCTATTCTGAAGAATTAAATAAAATTATTGTTAGGTGGAATAAATTAATTATTACTAGAAATGAAGAATGCAAATTATCTAAAAACTTGTTAGAAAAATTAAAACTGTTTACAGATATATCATTTCCTAGACAAAATATTATAGATTATTGCGAAGCATTATTAAGTAAACCTCCTAAATACCCTAAACAAGAAAATCAAGAATTTGATTTAAGAGGTTATCAAGTTGAAGCAATAAATTTAATTATAAAAAATAATAAAAATACTATTATATCTTTACCTACTGGTTGTGGTAAAAATGTTGTTATAATCTATTCAATGAAAAAGAATAAAAAATATTTAATTTTAGTTCCACGTATAATTTTAATGGAACAAATACATGATGAAATAATACGACATAAACCTGAACTAAAAAATACTATTCAATGTATAGGTGATACTAATAATGATTATAATGAAAGTAAAAATATTTGTATTTGTGTTTATAATAGTGTATCATTAATTGAACCATATTTTGAATTATTTACGAAAATTTATATTGATGAAGCCCATCATATTGATAAACCAATGATATATGATAATGATGAAAATATAAATGATGATAATATAGAAGAAGATTTAAATGAAGATATATTAGATTTAGATGATGATATTGAAGATGAACAAGATATAGAATTAATAGATGATGAAGAAGACGAAATTAAAGAAACTACAGGATATCATAATATAATCAAAACATTAAGTAAATATAATAATAATGTTTATCTTTCTGCAACAATAGATGAAATAAAAGACTTTACATATTACAAGAAAGATATACGCGATATGATTGAAATGAAATATTTATGTGATTATAATATTCATATTCCTATTTTTTCAAATGATATAACTAATATGAATATATGTGAGCATTTAATTAAAAATTATAGAAATATTATTATATATTGTAATTCACAAAAAGAAGGCAATAATATAAATACTCTTATGAATACATTACAAAAGGGTTGTTCTGAATACATTGATTGTAATACATCAAAAACTAAACGTAATAATATTATTAAAAAATATAAAGAAGGATTAATACCATTTTTAGTAAATGTTAGAATATTAGTGGAAGGTTTTGATGCACCGATTACAAAAGGTATATGTTTTATGCATTTACCAAGTAGTAAAACAACATTGATTCAAATTATTGGTAGAGCTTTACGTTTACATCCATTAAAAACAATAGCACATATCATTTTACCATTTTCAACAAAAGAAGATGAAAGCAATATTAACAATTTTCTTAAAGTTATGGCTAATAATGATAAGAGAATTAGGCAATCATATGAAAATAAAAAAATAGGCGGTTATATTTCTATTGAAAATACTATAGAAGATGTTAAAGAAGAAGAAAATACTGATTTTGAATTTAGATATAATATGATATTTGATAATATGGGTAAATTATTAAATGGAGAAGAAATATGGATGAAACGATTAGAAGAAGTTAAAGATTATATTGATAAAAATCAAAAAACACCAAAAAAAGATTCTAAAAATATAATAATAAAAAATTTAGGTATATGGATTAGTACGCAAAAATACACATATAGATTAAATAAAATGATAAAAAATAGAATACCGATATGGGAAACATTTATAAAAGATTATAATAAATATTTTATTTCATTCAGAGATAACTGGTTATTAAAATATAATAATTTTATTAAAGATATTAATAATAATATATACATAAACTGGTTTAATAATCAAAAACAAAATTATAAAAAAAAAATTGGATTTTATAAAGATACAGTACTAAAATTAAAATGGGAGATATTGATGAAACAATATCCTAAATTATTTGAAAGTCTTGATAAAAAGTGGAATAATACTTTATTATGGATTGATAATTATATATTATTAAATAATAAACGACCAGATAAAATTGATAATATTTATGAATATAGATGGCTAACAACACAAACAGTAGATTATAATTATAAAAGACACTTTATGAAACAAGATATTTATAGACAAAAATGGGAATTATTTACAAATAAATATTCTAAAATATTTATAAATAACGATACTATTTGGATAGATAATTATAATTTATTACATAATTACATTAAAGAAAATAACAAGTTTCCCAATTCTAAAAAAGAAAATACTAAAAATCTTGCCAACTGGTATAATTATCAAAAAGATAAGATTAAAGAAGATAAATTATCAGAAGATAAAATAGTATTAATTAATAAGTTAAAAGAAAAATTTCCAGATGTAATGAAAACAGAATTTGATATTTGGAAAGATGTTTTGCAAACTATAATAAATTTTATAAATGTAAATAATAAATTACCAACTGCAAATAAAAATAATGAATCAGAATTTAACTTAGCGTCGTGGATACAAAATCAAAAGAGAAATTATAAAAACAATGATAGAAATATGAAAAATATTAAATTTAAACAAAAATGGACAGAATTTATAAACAACCCAAAATATAATAAATATTTTATTACAGATAAAAATACAGATGGTATTGAAGTTTAATTTTCTTTAAATCATTATCAAATTTAATTATATATTTATGCGTTTATAAATATATAAAAAAATAAATATATAATATTATATATATGAAGTCTAAAGTCAAAAAGAAAAAAGAGGAAAATCTTAATTTTGATTATATGAAGACTACTAAAGACAACATTAAAAATGTTATTCGCGATGAGAATCTACTAAATAATATAAATGATATTGTCATTAGAACTAATAAAATAGTTATTCATACTTATCAATTTTTAAAACTATATTTACTTGATTTATATAAAAATAATAAATCATTCCCAATTATTGACAAAGAATTTATTTGTGATATTTTTAAAGTCATTACCATAAGAAAATGTAATATTGGAGGATATACTGAAGAAAAGATGCCAGAACAACAAAAAACACTACAAGAATTTTATGATAAACATTACAAGGAAACAACAATTGAAAATGATATTTTATATTATGATAAAATGTCTTATATTCTTGCGTATGAGGCTATTGATATGGAAACTAATATTAATATTAATATTCAAGAACATTTTTTACAGCATTTATATAAATTTATTAACATATTATTAGATGTTAAAGGTAAAAGAGATAAAATAACTGAAGAAAATAAGGATATAACTATTAGAAAGAATAAACATAAAGAATTAACATCAGAAATCAATTTAGTTAAAAAAGATTTAACATCTTTTTCTGAATTAAAATCAAATCAAAAATATCATAAATTTATCAAAGAACAAAGAAAATTAATTTATGGCGATAAAGTTAAATTTGATGAAGATAATATTGTATATGACTTAAAATCTAATACTCAAAATTATTTGAAATCAATGTTTTATATTGGTTCTGAATTAGAAAAGATATATAATAATATCAAAACTCATAATGAAAATATTACTGATGACAAAAAGAAACAAAAACAAATTAGATTATTTAATGTTATTCCATTAAGAACTAATATTATATCAAAGCATATAACTTTAGATACTTGTGGTATAATTTCTAATTTTTTAAATAAAACACAAAAGACAAAAGAAGAAAAGAAACCAAATAAAGAAAATGAAACAAAAATTAAGTATAGTGAAAAATGTAAAAATAAGAAAGTAAATAGTGTTCATGATATAACTGTTTATAATTATACAAAAGATGATAATATGAATATGGTTTGGAATCACTTTTTTAAGTTAAATAAAAAAACATTCAAGAAGAATAAATATGAATTCAATTATATGATTAGAACAGATGGCATTTCAGTTTGTGTTTTATTTGTATTACTTGAAAATGGTAAACCTATGAGTAAAGCAAAAGGTAAAAAATTAAAAGGTTTCTTAGATAGTAATTATATTGAAAATGTTAAAAATATTAATGATATCAATAAAAAGTTTGTTCTAGCTGATCCTAATAAAGCCGATATAATTTATTGTGGTAGTAAAAATAATGATGGAGAATTAGAAATTTTTAGATATACACAAAATCAACGAAGATTAGAATTAGGAACAAAAAAATATAGAAAGATTATACATAAAGTTAATACTGAAACAAAGATTGATAATAAAACAATAAAAGAAATAGAATCTATATTAAGTTTAGTTAATAGTAAAACCATTAATTATGATAAATTTAAGGAATATGTAATTGAAAAAAATAAAGTAAATTATAAATTATTTAGTCATTATCAACAAACATTTTTTAGAAAATTTAAATTAAATTCATATACAAATACACAGAAATCAGAATCAAAATTAATTAATAATTTTTCTAATAAGTATGGTAAACCAGAAGATACTATTTTTGTAGTTGGAGATTATGATACAGGAAGTTATAATATGAAAGGCGTAGAACCAATTATATGCAAGAGAATAAGAAGAATATTTAAGAATGCTGGTTATGAATCATATTTAATAAATGAATATTGCACATCAAAATTGTGTAATTGTTGTCATAAGAAATTAGATAATTTTTTAATTAGAAAGTCAAACAAACCTAAAGATATTATGAATAATAAAAAGATATTAGTAAATGGTCTTCTGCGTCATCAAGATGTTAATCCAAATGGAGAGCAAGAACATTTACAAATATGTAAAATTTATCACAATAGAGATAAGAATGCAGTTCAAAATATGATATCAATAGTAGAAGAACTAAAAAAGACAGGAAAAAGACCATTACGATTTACAAGAGAAGTTGTAGAGGCAACTTAAATTCATTCCCGTTCCGCGACGGTTCAGAAGTATTTATATTTCTGGAGGCTAAATTAACATTGTCCGATATACCCAAATTTTTATAGCGGGTGTTAAGATTATTTTTTTTGATATAAATCGTGTCATTTAAAATAGTCCCCGCTGTAAAATACAACTTCAAACAATTCAATCAATATAATCATAATCTATTGGAGTTATTTTGTTTGCATTTCAAACAAAATTTAGCCTCACGAGAAATACTCTTTCAATAAAATACATAATAATTCAAATATACTATAAAATATATTTGTAAATAAATTACTTTTTTAAGATTTTAATCTAAATTATTATTTATAGTATTTAAACAAATTTTATGGATTTATTTTAGATTTTTTGAACTTGAAATTTTTAAAATTTGTTTAAAGACTATAACTTCAATGTTTGACCAACAAAGATATGAAATTATAAAAAATAAAATAAGCAAAAGTGTATATGGTTTTAGTTTTGATGCTTTATTTTCAATGAATAAACAAAAAACAAAATTTCAATATGAAGACCAAGTAAAAATATTTTTACAATATATAAGTGGTTCTAACAAAGATGAAGATTTTAAAAATGGTGATAAATCAATATTCACAAGAATTAATAATATATGTTCAAGTCATGAAACAAGAAAACCATTTACTCAAATTTGGTTTTTACCATCTAATAATATTAATGAAACATCCAAAGCACTTATAAAAATAATTTCAGAAGATAATAAGTGGTTTTGGAAATATATTTATTGGAAATACTAATGAAATACATACAGGAAGTTATATATCATTTAAAATAAATAACGAAAACGAAGCAAAATCATTATTGAGTTATATGAAATGTAGATTGCCTAATTTTTTATTATCTTTACGTAAATCATCACAAGATATTAGCGAAAATACTTGTAAATGGATACCATTACCCCCATTAAATATTTTTTGGACAGATGATGAATTATATAAATATTATAAATTTACAAAAGATGAAATCAATATAATTAAAACAACTAATATAATTGGTTATGATATTAAAGAAAAAAAAATACAAACAAATAAATAAATATAAAAAATAATGAAATATAAAAAATAATGTTATAAATATGAATTTAATTGTCTTAATTTTGCCATTTTTTAGTTTTTCAAACTAAAATAAATTTAATTTTTATTTAATATTTAATTTTATAACTATAAAAGTGATACATTTTTAAGTTGGCACTGAAAAGATATATATACAATAAATGCAACCTTATAATGTAAAATATTTTATGTAGTATTATTTGTAAGTTTATTAAAAAAGTATATATAAATATAAAATTGTTTTCAAATTCACAAAATATATATTTTTTAATTTAATTAGTCTTATTTAGATTTTCATATATACATTTTTTATAACTCTTTAAAAAAATTTTAAAAGTATATCACTTGACTAATTATAAAAAGTATAACTGGTAACTATTTGCCCGACCACGAGAAGCAAATCAATAAAGGTAAAATCAAACAAATTAGTTTTATATTCATCAATCAACATTGTTTGAAATACTCTTTTATTGAAAGAGATATTTCTCGTGAGGCTAAATTTTAAGTTTGCAATTCAAACAAAATTAATTCAATAGATTATGATTATAGCAAATCAATTATTAATCTTGCTATAAATATTCTCTATTGATTGAATTGTTTGAAGTTAGGCTTTATTAAAAGTGCATCACTAATCTAATTAAAAAAAGTAAAATCATCTACAAAATACAGATTTACCCGACTACGAGAAGCAATTCAATAAAAGTAAAATCAAACAAATTAGTTTTATATTCATAAATTAACATTGTTTGAAATACTCTTTTATTGAAAGAGATATTTCTCGTGAGGCTAAATTTTAAGTTTGTAATTCAAACAAAATTAATTCAATAGATTATGATTATAGCAAATCAATTATTAATCTTGCTATAAATATTCTCTATTGATTGAATTGTTTGAAGTTAGGCTTTATTAAAAGTGCATCATATAACCTAAAAATAGAAATTATTCATATATTTGCAAATCCGTAAAAAAAAATATTTTTAGGGATATATGAGTAGTTCAGTTTTTATTTAAAAATAATATATTTTTATAAATACTACATAAAATATTTTACATTTATAGGTTGTATTTATTGTATATATATAATGTATTTAATTTGTTTAATTTGTGAATGGTATATATATTTTTTTTCAATCTAAAGCAGTAATAAATGCATCTTCTATAGGATTATCTAATGCATCTTCATGATTTTCTAAATTATCAAAATGTTCTTCTATTTTTGGTATTTCATGTAAAACCGGAGTATTTATTTTATCAGTAGTTTCACTATTAACTTGATTTATGTATTTAACTATGTCACTAAAGTCATTACTAGTTTTAGTCAAATCACTTGAAACTTTTTGAATAATGTTTTTATATTTATTCATATTATTATTACATTCAGTTAATGATAATAAATTATTTTCTCTTGATTTAAGTTCTGAATCTTTTTTTGCGATATATTGCATTCGTTCTTTTTGAAAATCTACCATATTATTGGATAAACACATATATGCATAAAATGTAATTAATAATAAAAGTAGTAATATTACAATTATAGTATTTTTAATCATTATGATATAATATATTATAGTATATATTATATTCATAAAAAACTATGAAAAATTATTTAATTTATATTCTCTTATTTTATTAAAGGAATATGAATTAACTCAATATGATATGTATCTTTATCTACCTTGACGGGTATACCATCTGTATCTTGTTTTATTTTACCAATTGGATAATATAAATCAAAATCATATACTGTGCTTGTTTCTGGATTATACCAATAATTACTCATTTCTTCTGTTTTATTATTAATAATTCCTTTAATTTTCATTGCTTTAACTTTTACAGTTATTGTATTAGTACTATTTGAACCATTATCAATTCTTTTATCTTCTGTAATATCTTCCTTATATGCTGGTCCTATATTTTTATCAAATAATGACACTTCATTAAATTGAAAACATCTATATTTACTTGCCATCATATTATGGTTTTTATTTAATTCACAATCAATTGCTACTTCTTTAACTGCATCTAAAAAGTATTGAATTAAATTTTGTTTTCTTTTTGCTAAATCTTCAATATCAAAATCTACAGTTCTCAAAAGTAAAGGATCCTCTATTTTAATATTCTGTTTTTTTACAGTTTGCCCTTCTATTATTTCTTTAACTTTAATATTGTGTTTAACCGACCGATATCTATAAATATCAACATGTCTTTCTGACATTGGCAACATTTTATGAGAACATTGACGAACTGCACGACCTATCATCTGAATTATTCTAACTTCATGCCAATATGGTTCTATAATATGCACTTGTCTAATATTTTCTAATGAAATACCTTCTGCACCTGCAGGAGAGAACATCATTATTTTAATTAATTTTCCATGTTTATTTTCATTTTCTGTTTCTACTTTAATTGCATTTTTTCTTTCTGGTTTACTTATACCATTGTGAAATTCACCATAACCAAAATATGGTTTTGCAGTTTTAGAATTGTATGGTTCAAAACCGAAATATTTAAGATATATTTTTAAAACATCAATTCCTTCCATTAAAACATAGTTTGTATAAATTAAAACTGGTCCAGGTGATTTTAATAAATTAAAAATAATATTAACATATTTTCTAGAACACATTAACATTATCTTGATTACTTCTGATTTATTAGTATCTTTTTCAAAATATTCATCAAATGTTTTGTATTCTTTGAATTGTTCCATATCAGAAACAATATTTACTTTTGTATTTTTTTCACTATCAAATATTTTTTGTAAATATTCATCAAATGTATCTAAAAATGTCTTTAACATCTTAAAATAACCTTGATTTTGTGATGATAATTTTTCCTTAATTAATTTAGTGTCTTTAGTTTTTAATATTAATTCTAATTCTCTTTCACCTATTTTAAATTTACTTGGTCTTGGTCTATTCTCTCCTGTGACTATATCATTAATTGCTGGAAATACAAAATTACTAGATTGTCGTGTATAGGTTTTATATGTCTCACTTTGTTTATTTGTTCCTTTTTGTTTTTGTGCCATCTTATTCTCAATTTCTTCATAATATTCGTATATTTCAGATTGATATGGCGACATTGATACATCAATATAATGAATTGTCTGACTTGCGTATAAATCCGGTGTTGCCCCAATATAATAAGATACTAATCCAATTATTCTTCTTTGAAACATATTTTTAGTTTTTGCATTTATTGTAGATATAGTGGATTCATCTACATAATATTGATTAAATAATACTTCTGATTTCGGAAATGCATCCGGTCTTAGTAAATTAAACATTAACGCCAATTCATATGGTTTGTTAATTGCTGGAGTTCCCGATAATAATATTACTCTTGTTGATGGATTATCTTTTTTATCTTGTAATATAGCATCATAAATATTTATAGCTCGTTTTCCCTTTTTAGAACTCAAGTTACTATATACATTTCTAATAAAATTATGGGCTTCTTCTATTATATATATGTTTTTTTTTGTTGCATCAGCTCCTCTTTTTTTATCATCAAATTCTTTATCGGCATTCGGAGAATCATAATGTACCCAAATAATATTCGCATATCGATGTTCATAATCTTCTTTTGATAAGAACTTTTTTAATTCATCTTCCCATGGATAATCATGTAAAGATGCCTTAATTATTAAAAATACATTCCATCCAGAACTTGCATTATATAATGCATTATATACATTAATTACTGTTGCTGATTTTCCCGAACCAAGACCATGATATAACAGTATATCATGATATGGTGAATTATAATCCATATATGCAGATATAAATGCTTGATATTTTCTTAATTCCATCTTTGTTTTAACTTGGCATGGGTCTTCATCATCTTTTCTTATGATTTCTGGTAATTTGTACTTTTTAAAATTTTGTAAAATCCAAATTGGAAATATACGACCATTTATTTTAAAATTGGGATAAGAACTTTTATCTTTTTTTTCTTCCATAATAACAAATCTATATATAATATTTTATAAATTAAAATTTATCATAATTTCTATTTATAAAAATCTATTTTATGATTAATTTATATAACACTACCAATATTATTTATCTTGTTATATCTTATAAAAATGAAACATTATAAAATAAACAATTATTATTCAATTAATCAATTAGGTGGCAATAACGACTTGAATATTATTTCATATAATGTATCTTGGGAAGCAATGACATCTAGTATGTTTGGCAATCTAAAATTATGCACTAATGGTATATGTAAATCTAATATATTGGATAATATCGTTTTTAATGTTAAAAAATATAAACCTACATTCGCATTATTTCAAGAAGCATCCGAACATAATGACATAATAGATTTATTTAATAAAGATATTTATGAAAATTTCGTAAACACTAGTGATAAAGAATTTATGATTTCTATCTGGAATAAAATAAAATTTACACTTGTTAAAGCATTAGGTGGAGAATTTGAGAAAGGACGACCATTTGCTATTATTATTCTTAAAAATAATAAAAATAACAAAAATATTGCCTTAATTAATTTACATGCTGGACATATTCCCAATACTCAATTATTCATTATTGATAAAATAAATAACTTTATCAATAATGAATTTAGTCATACTATTAAAAAATCCATTACTAGAGTAATTATGTCTGGTGATTATAATAGAGACATATTTGAAGATAATACTTCTAACTATATTATTAAATTTAATGATGAATTTAAATTAAAACGAACTCAAAATAATAATCATACTTGTTGTTCTATATTGGGATATGGGCATAAATTTAATTATGACCATGTTCTTGACTCTAAATCAAATATTATTAAAAAAATTGTAAGTAATTCAGTCAAACAATATAAATATCCCGCATCTGATCATGTTTTAATAATTGTCAATCTTAAAAATTAATTATTTCTATACAATTTTGAAAAAATATATTATAGTTCTTTATATATAATCAATATAACCAAAATGGAATTAATTAGTGTTTTTGCAAATAATCCTGATATTTTAACACCCGATCAAATAAATGAACTTAAAACCGCTCTTATTGATACAATTAAACACAAAATTTCAAAAACTGAAAATAAATATAATATAAAATTTAAATTTCCTAAAAATATTTGTAATATAAATAAAACAACTACTGAACCATTAAATTCACATGTTCCAATTTTTATTTCCCCCTTTAATCTAAGTTTATATACACCATTAAATATTACAGTTGATGACTTTTCAAATGAAGATGCTATCGATAATATAAGTTCATGTATGAAAATAGTAAATTCTGTTAAATATGATCTGGAAAATGTTGAAAATGGTAATATTAAAAAAGAAAATATTGATACTACCTTTTTTACTTGGAATAATGAAAATAATAATAAACCAATAGTTTACGATTCTGAAATAGAAGAATTATATGAAAAAAAGTTTGGTAATAAAGCATTGCTGAATAATCTTATTCAAGAAATACAAAATATGAACATTATGTAAACTTTTTTATGTACAAAAAATTATTAACGTATCAATATACGCATAAGCGGACGACTTATACAATTAATCAAATCTATGCAATTTACACATTCTTCAATTCTTGGAATAATGAACCGACCAAGTATCGAGTTGTGTTTCTCCATCATAATAAAGAATACCAACTTTGCAATGCACAAACTCACAAACCTGGTCTTTAAATACCCATTCATCAAAATCACAATAGTTCCCAAAATTGCGACACGAATAATCCAGTATTGTGTATATGCATGTCCTCTCTTGATCTTGATGAGAATATCATTTGACTGAGTATGAACTTTTGTCAATAAAGTCGTAATAGAAACGCATAAATGTTCAACATTAATTGTCTCAGTCATATCCTTCAAAGAATCCACTATTTGCTTAACATATTCCAATATGTTTTTCCAATTGTCGGGATCAATCACAGCAACCATAATTTTAATCCTATTAGAATTAACTAATGTTTGTAACTCTGTAATCAAACTTTGATAAACCTGTTGTTGTATCATGGTTTTGATGTTCGGAATAATGCGAATGCATATAAGAACAAATGACAATAGAGATTGGAGCCATTCACCATAACATACACCATTCAACACACGAACCACATTTACATACACTCCAATATATGGTACATGTTGCAATAAATCCATGGCAAATATTACCATATGGTATTTAAATGGATGTGTTGATGACATTATTGAACTAATTGACTTGAGCAACAATATCAGTTGAATAATTGACTTGCAACGACATATTTTGATGGTTGCACTTGGAATGTCCCCCAAAAATTTCTGAAACTGAATTAGTATGAGATGACACACATGCTTATATAATGCATCGCCATGTCTATTTAATTTCAGTTTGAAGTATGTCCCGCCAAACAGTGAAGTTGCGAATGCATAAATGTAAACTACCATAATGTAATTGTTTTTTTTCAAGTCAAACTCCATGTAGTTGTGAAACAACACGCATAATAGGATGCTGATCATTGCACTTTTGAAACCAAACTCAATTGGTGAAATTCGGTCTGATGATGACATTGTCAAATGGACACAAAAATGAACACAAAGATTGAATGATTGAGACTGTCTTATATATATATATAATATAAACCTTACAATATATACTATTATTCAATTTTTTTATAATGTTAATCGTCTATATATTATAAAAAATTATAAAAAATTATAAATGTAATTCACTATTTGAAATTGCAATAAAAGAATATTCAACCTTTAGATGATCTCTAAATTTGTTGAATGTAAAATTCCTTAATAATAGAATATCCTCATCAGACCATGTATCTGTATAAGGAGCTTCACACAAATAATCTCCACATTCAATAATGCCACGTGCCATTAATGATTTACGAATTAAATTTCGGTTCTTCAAATTTAATTTATAATGTAATTGTTTTACACAACCACCTGCATCTTTTATTTCCTTTTTATCTAATTTTGCAAAATTAGATGTTTGACCAAAAACGACATAATGTCCAACATATTTTCTTACAATTCTTTGTTCTCCTAACATTATTTTGTGTATTTTATATTTGACTGTATGATTAAATATAAATGCAAATAATAATGGAGTATCATCAAAATGATATCTAATTATCATTTTCAACAGAAATTGAATTACATTTGCTTTATCAAAATCTAAATATTGTTCAATATAAAAAGTATCTGTAGTGATACTTTTTATTAAATCAGTTAACATTTTAATCATGTTCTTTACTACAATACGATATTCTGCTTCATTTGCTTGAATTATTTTCAATAATTCAAGCTTCCTCTCTGTATTTGAATCAAATTCAACCATCTTAAGATGATTGTTGATTTGTTCCATCAACAAATCAAAACTATCTGATGCACCACTATCTGATGCACAAGCTGCTGCTTCATCCTCAAAAATATGTGATGACATGAAATAAGTTGTTTTTATGTTATAATATATATAATATATTATTCAAAATAATTATTTTTCAATTTTTTTTCAATATATGAGAATTAAGAAAAACATAAAAAAAGTATTAATGAATACTATATACTATAATACAATATTAATATTTTACATCCAAAAGGAATTTTTATAAGATATTTCAAGTAATTATTATTTGAAATTGGTAAATAAAAACTTAACTACATAAAATAGTTAAAATACATTTTTAATAAAAGCCAATTTTCAAACAATTCAAACAATAGAATTTAATTATAGCAAGATTTATAATTTATTTGCTATAATCATAATTTATTGGAGTTATTTTGTTTGAAATAATAATTTATTAAAATTTAGCCTCACGAGAAATACTCTTTCAATAAAATATTATTTCAAACAATGTTAATTTATGATTATAAAACATATTTGTTTGATTTTATCTTTATTGATTTACTTCTCGTGGTCGGGCGAACAGGTAAATTCGGATACAGTTATACTTTTTTTTTATAATTCATCATATAATACACTTTTATAAAAAATAAACCATAATACTTTTTTCTTATTTGACACTAAAAAAATATAAGTTTTATGTATCATATATTTTAGAGATTATTTGTTGGTGTAAAGATGTAATATCCAGTTGATGCAAGTAATGTAAGAGGAATTATAAATCGTGTATTTTCAGGCATAAATTCTTTAACAAATAATGCACCAAGTGCATATATTGAACCATGTATAGTTCCATCTAATAAATTGATTAAAGGAAATTTAAGTGTATTGATTTTATTTTTACCAAAACAAATATATGCTAAACCAGAAGTAAAAGCAATGGCTGCAATAATTTCTTCTTTTCCTAATGTTTTGATAAAATTCATATTTATTATTATTATATATTGATACTTTATGACACATATATAATAATAAATTCAATTTTTTCAATATATGATAAACAAGGAGTTTAACACAATAACAAGTTATTTATTAACTGTCTACTAATAAACATCCAAATGGTATTTTTGTAATGTATTTTAAGTATTTTTCATCAGAAATAATAATTTTTTCAAGTGTAATTGGTAAATTATTTATTACTTTATCATGGTCGTCATTATCATTAAATTCAATATATACCTCTTCTATCCATAATGGCAAATTATTAATTAAATTACAATGTGAAAATAAACATATTTTTTTAATTGATTTCGGTAATATATTCTCTTTTATTGTTTTATTAAATAAGTAACCCAGTGTAAGAGTATGTAGTGAATTTGGTAATACATTTTCTTTTATTTCTTGATTAAATTCATGACCGAAAATAAGAGTATGAAGGCTATTTGGTAATACATTCTCTTTTATTTCTTGATTAAATCTTTGACTGAAAGTAATAATATGTAATGAATTTGGCAATACATTCTCTTTTATTTCTTGATTAAAATAAAATCCTAAAGTGAGAGTATGTAATGAATTTGGTAATACATTCTCTTTTATTTCTTGATTAAAAGAAAATCCAAATGTAAGAGTATGTAGTGAACATGGTAATACATTCTCTTTTATTTCTTGATTAAAGGTTCTACCAAAAATAAGAGTATGTAGTGAATTTGGTAATACATTCTCTTTTATTTCTTGTTTAAACCAAGTTCCAAAAGTAAGAGTATGTAGTGAATTGGGTAATACATTCTCTTTTATTTCTTGTTCATAATTATTACCGAAACTAAGAGTGTGTAATGATTTGGGTAATACATTCTCTTTTATTTCTTGATCGAACCAATTACCAAAAGTAAGAGTATGTAATTTATTTGGCAACACATTCTCTTTTATTTTTTGAATAAATTTCCAACCAAATCTAATAGTGTGTAGTGAATCTGGCAATACATACTCTTTTATTTCTTGATTAAAAGTTGAATATTCATTTTTGTTAATATTTTCATCAAATATTATAATTTCTGTATCATTAGGTATATCCTTTAATGTTTTATTAAAATTATAAGATATTGTTAAAGTTTTAGTTACATTATCATAGTAGTTTAACATCTTGTTTGTATATAAATATTATAATTATAATATATAATTAATCAATTTTTTATATATGATAAATAAGAAAAACCTAAAAGTATTAATGAATACTATATACTGTAATATATAAATATAAAAATCATATAAATTATTTAATTCATATAATAAAATTGATTATAAAAATATATTTTTTAACCAAATTATATTTTTTATAAATATTATATATAAATGGATAAATATAAATACAATAAATATAAATTAAAATATACATTATTAAAACAACAACGCATGATAGGTGGAGATTCACATTATGTGGAGAATGATTTTAATATTAATGACATCGCTGCGGATGCTGATATTGCAGCTAGAGAAGCCGTGACTAGAGCAGCCGTTGCTAGAGAAGCCGCAACTAGAGCAGCCGAACAAGCAGCATATAAAGAAGAAGAGGCTAGACAAGCAGTGGCTAAAGAAACATTGGCTAGAGAAGCTGTTGATGATGCAAACAATGCTAGAGAAGTCGCATCTAGAAAAGCCGCTGATGCTATAGCTGCAGAAGAAGCCGCTGTAAAAATGGCTTCTCCTTCTTCTATGGTTAGCAAGAGTTCAAAACAACTATCTGGTACTTTCCATCTTAGAACAAATGCTAAAAAAGCAGCATCAGCTTTAGAAGCGGCAGCTAAAATAGCTAATGATGCTTTAGCAGCATATAGAGAAGCCGCGACTAGAGCAGTTACAGCTAGAGTAGCCGCAAATAGAGCCATCGCTGCTAGAGAATCCGCAAATAAAGAAGTTGCTACTATAGAAGCCGCTGCTAGAGAAGCTGAAGCTAGAGCAGTTGCTGCTAGAGCCGATTAATTTATAGAACCATTTTCAGGTAAAACATCATGTAATTTTACTACTATATAAAAATCAAATTAGTCTAAAAAAAATTCATAAATTTAGTTATTAAAATATAATAATTTTATATTTTAATTATTCATATTATACATTTCACAACATTAATAATAGTTATAATTTATATAAATGTTTTCATAGTATTACTTTACTATTTTTTTCTTATAATAAATTTGTGAATCATTTTTATCTAATATTACTTCTTCATTGTCATTTGGTATTACTTTAAGATTTTGTAATGCTAATTTGGCTGCCAATTTTTCACCCTTTTTTTTGGATGAACCTAATCCCCAACCTATAATATTTTTATCATTATCTCTAACATACATCTTGAAAATTTTCTTCCCCATTTTATTACTATCAATTATTGTATCCATTAAACCATATGTAGGATCACCCCAACCAACTTCATGATAATGACGTAATAATTTATCTTTGTAATTAGTGTCTGTTTCTAATAATTTAGTTAAATCAATTTCATCCTCTATTAGTGATACTACAAAATCATAACATGTTTGATATCCATCTCCTCTATTTCTTGAAATTAAATCAAAACAATTTAAATTTGATTTTGTTTTACCTTTATCAAATAAACATTTTTTACATAGTTCATCATATGAAATTGAACAAGCATCTAAAAATAATGCCGCAATAAATGCTTCAAAA